TTACATCGGCTGCCCGGTTAATGGATTTACTTTCTGCACGGCAGTAGGCTGCGCAGCAAATACAGATTTAGCAGACGGCGCCTGTCCGCCTAAAGGTTCGCCATCAGCAACTTTCTGTACGGGACCGAGCCCACAGCCGATGCCTTTTTTACCTTGAAAGTTATATGGGAAGAAATTAACGGAGATATTAGCGTAGATACCGCTGTAGACTTGTGTTGGTGAAATGATGGGGTTCAAATTAGCGTCTACTACCTCTACGGGCTTATCTGCGGCACTTGACGCAGTGAATACCCAGTGTCCTTTACATTCAGGGCCATATTCGGCGCCGTTTTGGGTAAGGCCATCGCCGTCATGTACCGGGGTAGCAACGATAGCCGGCGCTACGCCGTTCCATTTACCGGTAATTCCGTTTGATTTAGCTGCCTCGATAGCACGGTCAATTTCCGCTTTTGCCGCAATGTCCGTTTTCGGTACAAGAATTGTTGTCTGGTACTTCGCTTCAGCGCCGGGTACCCGTGCATAGGCTTTTAAAATGTGTACATAGCTGAGTCTGACATTTCTTAATACGATGTTTGTGTTTTCCATGATTAATTACCTCCTACAGGTTTAAATACATCTTTTGCAGATACTACATTACTGATAGCTTCTCGTTTGTCTGATTCCGGTGCCAGTGTCGGCTTTCCGGGGTTTTTAATTACGTACTTGCTGAGTAGGGTTTCGAATACTTTCTTGCCTATGATTTTTTCTGTCTGCGCCAGTGTGGCCGGTACGCGACTGTACAGTAGTGATTCATCAATTCCGTTGTCCGTAAGAACTTTAAACGCCTCATCGGTACTCGTGAATACGCGGCTGCCGCGGCCTTCTACGGCTTTCCAGCCTGGTACTGTTTTACCAGAAAGGCAGCTGGATAACGCATATGCCTGCAGATCTTCCGCCCATTTTTTGAGCGCCCCGGCTTTTTTGAGGTATTCCCCCAGTTCGGTCATCGTGATTAGCGCGGGATTGGCATTTGCTTTCGCAGTTTCTGTTAAAGCAGCGTAATACTCTGATCTCGCTTTACATTGAGCTCTCGCCCGGCAGAATCGGCAGTGATCTCCGGGATGAAATTCCCCCGGACCGTCAAAGGCCTCTTTGGCTTTCGGTTTTACGACGGAGTTACCCCATTCCGTGAGCGCAGCGCGTGAGAAGGTGTCTGTTCCTAAAATTTTCAGCCGCGGCTGCACGATGTGAATGTGGATTGTTTTAAACTGATACAGCAGCCCGTATTCGGACAGAGCTCCCAGAGCGTATAGCTTCAGCTGCGGGTTGTCTTTGGCGTCTACGGGTACGCCTTTACCGTATTTGAAATCTACAACATGCAAGGCGTCTGGTGTCATGATTAGGCAGTCGGCAGTGCCGAAGCCTTTCGGAACGAACTGGCTGAAATCAACTTTTTTCTCAGCTACTACGTAGGGCTTTGTGTCATAAGCCAGCATGATCTGCTTAATGCAGTCCAGATATTCCTCCGTATAGCCATCCATTTCTTTTTGATACAGAGGATCTTTTTTCAGTTTATTCATCCGCCGGGTAAATGTGGCGGGGCTCATCGGCTCGATAGCATACCGCCGTAATTTCAGTTCGGCGATCGAGTGTGCCAGCGTTCCCTCGCGGGCGAATTCGCTAGTTGTGTCGGGGAACTCTGCCTCCAGCCTTGCTGATGCTGTGCACACGAGCCATTTATGCGCTCCGGAAGCGCTTAACAGGGCGTGTTGTGTCATAACTTAGCCCCCAGCGCGCGGAGCTTAACTGCCAATTCGCCGTACTTTTCTTGCGGAATTTCCATCATGGAAGCTACTCCGAACTCTTGAATAATCTGTGTCAGTTCCGGTACTTTTCCAGCGTCCATCAGCGGTCCGCAGGCTGCAAGAATTTCGGCCTGTGTGTATTCTTTAGCCGGGGCTACCGGGACAGTAGGGGACTGTACGGGGACAGTAGGAGCCTGTACCGGGACAGCGGGAGATTTAGCTGCTTTAGGTGCCGAATCAGGTATTTTAACCTTGCTGATCTGCGGAGCAGCAGTACTTGCAATAGTTACCTTTTCCGGCGTAACTTCTACAGTACTTCGCTTTGGGGCGGCTGTATTTTTCAAAAATACCTACATTTCGCTAAGTACTTCGGCTGCGGATCCTTCAAATGTTACTGTCATCATGATTTTCCTCTTTCTGGCAGTTAAGCACTGCCTGCTTAAAATAAGATTCTTTTAATTCAAAGCCCATAGTCCGGCGCCCCATCTGTAGAGCTACGACGGGAACACTGCCGATACCGGCAAACGGGTCTAAAACGATGTCGTTCGGATTTGTCCAGAGTTCTAGACATCGGGCTATTAAATCCAGCTGTAGCGGACAGATATGCCGTTCATCTTTTTCATCTCTGGCGGCTGCCCGGTTCAGCGTATTGCTTTGCCGGATATCCATCCACACTGGAGACGCATACCGCCGCTATACCTGGTGGCTATAAATAGGTTCGGTGTTATACTTTTCTTTTTTAGCCACCAGATCAGCGTCCGGTTCTGACCTTGCACCTTTTATACCTTCTGGTTCATCCTCACCGTAAAAGCGGTTAAGCCCGTTTTCATGACTGACCGGTTCCGAATTGTCTCCCGGCAGTCGGAAAGTTAATACATAATCCGGCAGACCCATTCGGCACATCGCGGAGTCCTTGCACAGCTGTTTATGCATAAGCCCCAGTGCTTTTGTCCGGGTAGCCTCTACCAGTGGATCTTTCCACACAACAACGCGGCTATGGTAGATAAAACCCGCATTTTCAAATTCCCGAATTAGCTCCCCGGGGAAATCCTTGAGCCCGATAACACCGTCCCGGCTTTTCATTTTCGGAATGTCCATACAGTGTACAGAGACCAGCCGCCCCGGCATAATGACCCGTGCCAGTTCTTTTACTAGAAAAAGAAAATGCTGGTAGAACTGATCATCTCCCGTGCTGTTGCCCATGTCACGGTCGCTGTTGCTATATGTATATAGGCTGCTGAACGGCGGAGAGAACATTGCATAATGTATGCAGTGCTCCGGCAAGCCCTTAAGTATTTCTATAGAGTCGCCATTGTACAGGGACACCCGGTCTGAAACATATTGATCAATCACTTTCAAGTGCTATGCCACCTCCATTTCCGCCCATTTTGGTAAAACCATATCGACGCCGGGATCGTATTTTGCCATAACGCGGCATGTTGCGTTCAGTTCTTCCCTGACCGCTTGCTTTGTCAGTGCGATCATGGCGTCTCGCATTTTACGGCTGTCCGCCTCTTTGCGTTCGATGTTCTCTTTCACGCATCCTTCTTTTGCCGATATGATGATGTACACGTCTACCGCTTTTTTCTGACCAAACCGCCAGCATCGCCTTACCGCCTGATAAAACTGTTCATAACTATCTGACAGTCCTACAAAAATGACGTTATGGCAGTTTTGCCAGTTCATCCCGAAACCTGCGATGCTCGGTTTCGTGATCAGACACTTCAGCAGCCCCACGGAAAAGCCTGTCATAGCGTTTACTTTATGCGTAGCCTTATCTGCGCCTTTTACTTCTTGCGATAGACTGCATACCCGGTGAAGTTTTTCTGATTCCGCATTGAGGTCGCACCACACAAGCCACTGCTCTGTGCTAGCATTAACAAGTTCTGCGGCTGCATGACATCGAGCTTGTAGGGATTCTTTCCGTGCAGATCTGCGCTGCGTCAGCGTCAGTCTTTCGGTTATCGGAGCGTCACCATCAACGATAATTTCGTGCATGCGGACTTCCGGGAGCGTGTAGCCTTCGTCTTCATAGCCTAAACTTGCCGGGTTATCCAGAACGACTGCCCAGCTGGCCATCCATCGCCAGAAGCTGGTTTCAGCGTGGCCTTTGAGCCGCCACTTAGACGTTTCCCCGCTGTCGTGAACGAAGTACATAGACAGCATTTCCGTCCGTGACATAACTCCTAAGAACTCAGAATGGTTGCCGAGTTCCATGAAGTCGTTCGGCGCGGGTGTAGCTGTGCAGGCTAATCGGTACGGTGTACGGCTGAACGATTCGATCAGTTGATTTCGGACTTTGCCGGTAAACGATTTCAAGATAGATGACTCATCCAGCACTACACCGGCAAAAGCAGATGTATCAAAGCGATCCAGTTTTTCATAATTCGTGATATTGATTCCCGGCATTACGTTTTCTGCTTTTTCGCAAAGGTGGACAGGGATCCCAAAGCGCTGCCCTTCGGACACCGTTTGCGCAGAGACGGCAAGCGGGGCTAAGATTAAAACAGGTTTTCCTGTATGCCGCGACACTTCATATGCCCACGAAAGCTGCATCAGAGTTTTTCCAAGTCCACAGTCGGCAAAAATAGCGGCGCGACCCTTAGCAAGTGCCCATCGGACGATATCCCGCTGGAAGTCGAACAGGCTGGGATGAAGATCTTCTGCGGGCATTTCGAACCCGTAGCTTTCGGTTATTTGGCTTTTTGAATCAATAAAAGTTTTGTAGTCCATTGTCTTTTCGCTTTCTTTGTAGTATCCTTGAGATGGAAGTTTTTCTTTGACCCTTGACCAGTGGCTGCTGCTCATGGGTCTTTTTCATGTCTGCGCAATCGTCGGGTATGCAGTATCCGTAATGCGGGCATTCTGTGCATTCAAACAATATAATCGCCTCCTTTCCTGATTAACGGATCATATCCAACAGCAGGCGGATTTCTCTGCCGACTTTCATCCGCTCAGCAAAAGTTTCTTGCCCGCGGAAATCTTCCCGGTAGTACTCCAGCATTTCCAGAACAACCTCGAGCCGAAGTCCGCTGATTCCTTTTTCCGGTTGGTCTTTATACGGCATGATAATAGATACTTCGCTGTTATCCTTGATTTGGATGTACCCGTGGTCTCTAAGCCGTCGTTTCATAGTGCCTATGGCTCGGTAATCCGTGTCCAGCAGCTCCGCGGCTTCCTGATCTTTAATCGCGGGATTGTCTACGTACAGGTCGTATAATCTGTTTATTTTTGTCTTTTTCATAAATTCTCCTTTCTATATGCGCTGCAGGTCGTTACCGGCGAAAGTGAAAATCGGTAAGCCTTTTACTTTTGCCGCAATATACTCTGCCCGGCATCCCGCTGAGGTTTCCCACCGCCCCGTTAACACGAGAGCGTCACACCGGAGAAGCAAGTTTACGCAGTCGCTGATTGCATCCACCTGATCCGTCATCTCATAATCCAGATATCCCCAGTTGTGGATTGGCGATACTAAGGTATGCCGGGGCAGCAGTTTTTGCAGTCTTGACAGATGGATCTCCGCACGGCTGACATTGTCCAAGTCTCCGCCGAAAGGGTGCGCCACATACAGCACAATGTATTTATTAATGATTGGTTGCATAATCGGATTCATCTTTTTACATAAACCTCCTTGTACTGTCGTCCAAATTCGATAGCGTCTTCGTAGCTCTCCATGAAAATATCTATGCAGCCATCGATGCCGCAGCGGTCATTTACGACGTATTCCACGCCGTCAATAACGACGACTGTACCGAACGGCAGGAAGTTGCAAGCTACTCCGCCAACATGGACTGTTTCGCCCGTCGCAGTAATAGTCCCGCAATCGTAAGGCGTATAAGCGCTGCACTCGGCAATAAGCCATTCGGCTTGTGCAGGCAAGATACTTGATACGCTGATCAGAAATGCTAATATGAGTTTTCTCCTCATTACTTCATCTCCTTTACTCGGATAACCAATTCCGTCCCCGGCTGAACATCACCGGGATTTTTTATGTGGTTTTCTTTCAACGTGTTATAGACCACTTCCCGCACGTCATCTTTGCTGCTTGCGACTTTTGCGCAGGCATCCCAGACGCTCTCGCCGCTTCTGAGTGTCACTTTGTACGAAATTAACTGCGGCTCAGGTTCAGCGGCGTCCCCCGCCAATAGCGCCGTGGCCATCAATAGCACCGTGAAAATGAGTGGTTTACTCATGCTCTTTGTCTCCGCCTTTCTCGAATTGCCGCCAGGATTGCCGACCCCGACGGCATGCCTTCCCGGGCGGCCGCCATTTTTCCCATATACTCCCGCAGCTGCTGCGTTGGAATGATCATCTTTCGCCCAATCTTGAACGCGGGAAAGTCCGGACGCTCTTCCGCCCAGCAGTGAAGCTGTTGATATCCGATGCCCGTGATTTCGGATGCTTCTTTCAAAGTCAATCCCATTTTTTCCATTTTTATTTCTCCTTTCGTTTATTTTTTTGCGTGTGGTGGTTGTTACAACTGCCTTGTTCCCGTCGTCGTAAAACTGCTAGGCGCTTAACCCACCGCATAGCAGCCGGAACACCTCTCTGCCCTTTGGCGTGATAAGAACCTGCACACCACTCCAGGCGGTTTTTTCGTTATAACACTCCTTGACTTCAAATAATCCATCACCTTTACCCGCATAAGGCATCAGCTTTCCCTTTTTGTCCCTGTAAATATATTTTTTCTCCAAAAGGAAATTGACAAATGCTTTCTGCCCTATGCCAAGCTGTTTGGCGGTTTCGCGGAAGTTGGTCAATAGGTTCCTGTCGACAAGCTCATCAAAATAATCTGCCTTCGGACGCATGACGGTATTGGAAACTGTAAGCTCACTGTTTTTAATCTCTAAATTTTGAATACGGAGTTGCTGTTGTTCGATAGTACGTTTCCCAATCAGCAGAGCCTTTGCCATGATTTCCTCATCAGACATTTCCTTTGCCCCGGAGATATATCCACCGGTCTTTCTGATTGCCGGAATGACTTCATGTGTAATCCATCTTTTAAATTCTTTAGCTGTTGGTAATTTTGAGGACAATATCAAGCTATATAAACCACTCTCGTTAATAACTGCTGTTTTTGTTTGCCCTATAGACAGATTCCTATTTTGGGAATCTGCTATGTTCATCATCACAAATTCCTTATCTTCTTCGTCTACGTGCATACTTATTGCCTTGCTTGGGTTTTGATATCCCAAGATATCTGCTACATCTTTCCCCACAAAATAAGGTTCGTTGTTAACCTCTACTGTCCGAATGCTACCGAATTTTTCGTTGTTAAAAATTTGTAAATTGTTCATTTTGCTACCTCTCTTTCTACTTTTTGCACGGTTTTCCGTATTTTCCGTGTAAAAAAAATACGCATAATTTCATCTCCTGACAACTCGTACTCCCGTACCACGGCATCGATTTCATCTTGCTTAAATGCCGTTTTACCAGAAAGGCGATCGTATAATGCAGTGATTCCTATTCCGATAAAATCTGCAAAATTTTGGTTTGACCCGAATCGTTCTTTTATGAATCCACGAAGGTACGCATAGTCATACTCCATCATCAAAGTTCACACCTCCTTTTTTATATTTTGCACGGTTTTCCGTGCTTATGCAAATATCATAGCACGCTAGTACTTCTATGTCAACGGTTTTCCGTACTAATTTATTATTGGGCATTGATTTTATTCGGGTTTCCGAGTATTATACAAATAAAGGGGTGATGAAGATGAGAGATATTCTTATAGAAAGAATGAAATCGGCAATGGAGAAACTAGATATTTCTGCGGCAGAACTATCTAGACGAACAGGAATAAGATCTTCATCTATTTCTGACTATTTAACCGGTAAGTATGCTCCAAAACAAGATAAAATAGATCTTATAGCCGAAGCACTCGGCGTTTCTCCAGTTTGGCTTATGGGTTGGGATGATGAAAATGGACTTAAAAACGCCATGCGAGTTTTTAATGCAACTCCCGAACCTGATGAGACTGAAAACAACGCCAAAAATGAAGCATTACCCGTACTGGACGACCCGGAAATCAGAGCATTGGCAAGAAAAGACAACTTTAAAAGCAATCCCGAAAAAGCCAAAAAATTAAAACAACTCATTAAGATTATGCTTGAGAATGACGGAGATGATTAATTGAGTCGAGCTCCGATAACAAAACCAAGATATCCCCTAATCATTTATTGGGTAAAACGGTTTTTTCAACTGAATAACATTATTACGTTTCCCGTGGACGTTAATCAGCTTGTTAAGAATTATGGTATTAAACTTTTTAAGTATTCAACTTTAGCTGATAATTTTAAATGTACTCTTGAAGATATTATCGATATCATCGGCTCAGAAGATGGCGAAACATTCTATCTTCCTGATAGCGAATTATACCTTGTAACGTACAACGATATGTGTCTGTCACTAGAAAGACGTAGGTGGACACTGGCACATGAACTAGGGCATATTGTTCTTCAGCATTTTCAATTATTCCCCTTTTCTCCCTCTGTAATCGGAAATGGATTAGTTCAACTTACGGAATCCGAAAGTCGTATATTCGAAAGGGAGGCTGACTTCTTTGCCAGTGAGCTTTTATGCTCCCCCGCACTTTTATGCCAAATACCAAGTAGGTCTTCTGCTGAGGTATCCAATATATTTGGTGTTTCAAATGAGGCGGCTTCCTATGCGCTTGAAAGGGTTGAAACCAATAAAGAGTTTTATAAAAACAGGACTGCATTTTATAAAACTCAATTCTATGATTTTATTCACGGTCGATATTGTATGAAATGCCACCACACATTCACCATTGAGAAAAGTAAATATTGCCCTGTGTGTGGATCGGATAAACTTATTTGGAATAACAGAAACTTACCTATTTTTTCTTTTTTAGAAAATCCATTGGAAGGAGAATTACCACTTGATATGAAATACCATAGTTATCCGGAACAGGAAAACGGAAAGACACAAAAATGTTTTAGATGTGATAATGAAGAAATTGGAGATGATGATTACTGCATCATATGTGGGCTTGGAACACAAAATAAATGCTCCAGTTATTCATGTAGTGAAACGCTCTCCCTAAACGCACGATACTGCCCTTATTGCGGTGAAGAATCAACATATTACCGCCTGAAGCTTCTCCCTTCGTGGGAGGATGAATATAAAGAAATTCAGTCGGAACTTGATCCAGCACAGCAATTCGCTGCAGGAAGCGAGGATATTCCGTTTTAATTCACTAGTTAGAAAAGAGGTTTTATCATGAAAAAAAGGGGCCTCTTCTAAAAATAGTACACTTTATAAATTGGTAAAGCACAATATATAAATTTTTGTTGACAACTTTGCTGCCATGTAATATGATAATGACACATCAAAGTTTGATGTATGTTTTAGGTATCTATCCCTTGGCAGTAAGCCTCTCCAATTTGTCCGGAGATGGCCAACCCCAAGGGATTTTTCATTTGTAAAGGGAGTATAAAATGGAAAATGTTGCTATTCTGGTAGACGGAGCATTCTTTATAAAAAGAGCTAGGTATATTTTTGGTAGCAAGAATCCGAAAGAATTAGCTGATTTACTTAATGATCACTGTCGTCGCCATCTTTATTCCACAAAAGGAAAAACTAAAAATCATTTATACAGAATTTTCTTTTACGATTGTCCGCCTCTATCAAAAAAGGTCTTCCATCCGTTTTTGCAAAAGCAAATAGATCTTGCCAAATCTCCCAATAGCGCATGGCGTTTAGAATTGCACGAAGAATTAAAACGTGTGAGAAAAACCGCGCTGCGCCTTGGGCATGTTGACGATGTAAACATAACATGGGCGGTAGACTATGATAAAATTAAATCTTTGTGCTCACATAAAATAAACTGGGATCAGCTGACCGAAAAAGACTTCTCTATGAATGTAAAACAAAAGGGCGTAGACATGAGGATAGGGATTGATATAACATCCCTTGCGCTCAAAAAACAAGTTAGCCGAATTATCCTTATTTCCGGAGATAGTGATTTTGTTCCTGCTGCAAAATTTGCCAGACGAGAAGGAATTGATTTTATTTTAGATCCAATGTGGGCTCCAATAAAACCTGATTTATACGAGCATATAGACGGACTCCGCTCGACCTTTCCCAGACCCAAAAATAGACAACAAAAGTTTTAATCCAATATAAAAATCCCGCCGCCATGCTGTGAACATGACGACGGGAACCACGAATGAATGGGGATTCTTTCGTGGCAGTTGTAACAACCCCACCACGGGCTGATTACTTTATAATTATAGCATAATCAGCCTATTTGCCAAAGGAGGCTGATTTTATTATGAAAAAAGGGAAAAACGGATTTTATTGCACTACGGCTACCGTAAATGGGAAACGTAAATATTTTTATGGGAAAACACCACAGATTGCTGTTGAAAAGCGGAATTCATTCATCGCAAAAGTTAAGGACTTTCCCTATCTAGACGACCATGTTACCTTATCCGAATGGGTGGAGGCTTGGCTGAATGGTATAAAAAATACGGTAACCGAGCATACGTGGTTCTCTTACCGTGGAGTTCTTCGGCGTCATGTTATCGGTGTTCCATTCGGTTATCATCTTCTCGAAGACTTGCGTCCGGCTTTATTTCGTGTCTATTGGCAGGAGATTTTGGATTCAGGCTTGTCCCCTCGTACGGTTTGTTATGTACACACATTAGTGTCGGCCGCACTGAAACAAGCGGTATCGGATGGCGTTATCCCGTCAAATCCGCTTGACTACGTCCGTCGGCCTAAGCGTACCCTTTCAAAGTCGAAAGCCCTCTCAAAATCGCAAATTAGGGTATTTTTTGAGCATGTTAAAAATGAACAACTCCGCCGGATATGTCATTTCGCTCTGACAACCGGCATGTGACGCAGTGAAATATTGGGGTTGCGCTGGCGGGATGTTGATTTAGACCGGGCAACTGTCAGTGTTACCCAGACATGCATTGTGCTTCCGGGGTCTTCTTATACTCTGGTAAATGGCGCGAAAACAGACAGCTCCATTCGGTGTATCTCTATTGATCAAGGCACTGCTGAAATGCTTCGCAATCAACACGCCTATTTTCTCCGATTAAAAATGCAATATCCAAAAAATAGAAATTGTGACCTTGTATTCCCTTCTCAAATTTTGACACCGGTTTGTCCGGATAACGTCACACATGCCGCGAAGAAAGCTTTTATTGCCGCCGGTCTTCCTGAGTTCTCATTTCACTCGTTCCGGCACACACATGCCACGTTTCTTATTGAAAGCGGCATCAATTATAAAATTGTTCAGGAGCGATTAGGACACTCTTCCGTTCAAACTACGCTTGATACATACACCCACGTCACCCAGAAAATGGACGAAGAAGCCGCGGAAATTGCGTCCCATATTATTTAA